ATATCACCGACGGGCCATACGACGGGCACGTCTGATGGCGAAGTTCTAGCAGGACCGCTAGCCGACGCTATAACACGCGCCATGCTGGCCGAGGGTATCTCTGGAGATGCTCGGCGGCGCGTGCTTGCAAGGCTGGCGGATGATACCGATCCGTATATCGCTCAGCTACTCCGGTCCACGGCCAGCGCCGGAGTGGCCACGTGACGGTAACCGACCACGCGTATAGACCACGGGGTGCTGCCCGAGTGGTCAGGTCTTGCCGAGATCCTGAGGTTTTGCTCTCGGGGCCAGCAGGTACCGGGAAAAGCCGGGCCTGCCTTGAGAAGCTGCATACTATGGCCCTGCTAAATCCAGGAATGCGAGGGCTGATATGCCGCAAGACGGCGACATCCCTTTCTTCTACGGCACTGGTCACCTGGCGACGGTTCGTCATTCACGAGTCGCTGCTCAATGGCGACGTCTGGTTCTATGGCGGAAGCGCCCAGGAGCCGCCACAGTACCGCTACAAGAATGGCTCAGTTGTATCAATCGGTGGCCTGGACAGGGTTGAAAAGATCATGTCCTCCGAGTACGACGTGATTTTCGTACAGGAGGCAACTGAGGTTACCGAGAACGACTGGGAGATGATCACTACCAGGCTTAGGAACTGGCAGATCAGCTTCCAGCAAATCATGGCCGACTGTAACCCGTCGTATCCGACGCACTGGCTGAAGATGCGCTGTGACGACGGCCGCACGACCATGTTGGAGACTTACCACGAGGACAACCCGATCCTTTTCGATAAGGATCACAAAATCACCGAGCGCGGCAAGGATTACATTTCCAAGCTAGACAGGCTGACCGGCGTTCGGTTCCTCCGCCTCAGGCAAGGCAAGTGGGTCGCTGCCGAGGGCGTAATCTTTGAGGACTTCCAGCCTGAGACGCATATCATTGACAGGATTGTGGCTCCAGGCCTGGAACTGGATCGATTTGGCGTGCCGATCGAATGGCCCCGCTACTGGTCGGTAGACTTCGGATTCGTTCACCCGTTCGTTCTGCAATGCTGGGCGAGGGACGATGACGGGCGGCTGTACCTATACCGGGAGATCTACCGTACGCATAAGACCGTGGATGTGCACGCCAGGACGATTCTAAATATCGTGGCGCCGAAGGATGCCCAGGGAATCCGTCACTGGGTTGAGCCCAGGCCCAGGGCAATCGTTTGTGACCACGATGCAGAAGGACGGGCTGTTCTTGAGCGCGAGCTTGATCTATCGACCGAGCCTGCGCACAAGAGTGTCCTGGAGGGAATTGATGCCGTCCAGGTCCGGATGAAGGTCCAGCTTGATGGTAAGCCAAGGATCTACCTTATTCGCGACGCGGTAGTGGACAAGGATCCGGACCTGGACGAGTGCGGAAAGCCGACCAGCACTATTGAAGAGGTTCCAGGGTACGTGTGGTCGGACAAGACCAAGGAACAGCCAGTCAAGGAAGATGACGACGGCTGTGACGCTATGCGCTATGTCGTGGCTGACCAGGACTTCGGCATTCGCCCGATATTCAGGAGTTTTGTAGCGTGAGCAAGCTGGCAGAAAGAGTTGAGGAGCTGATCGTCAGTTCCGAGGTCAAGAGGATGGAACTGCGGGACGGTGACGTACTGGCCGTATACGTCCCCAGGGACATCAGTAGTTCCGAGGCAGCGAGAATGGAATCCCGGCTGAAGGAAATGACCGGGCTTAACATCAAGGTGTTCGTTCTTCCTCCTGGTTTCGATGTCGCAGTTATACGAGAAGCTGGAGTCACAGGCGTATGAGTACCCAGAGCTATGACTATTCGGTAGATGTCAGGCGCATCGAGGAGTTTAAGGTCGACGGCAAGCGTCTCGGCCGGCACGTCAGGCACGACAGCCGGGCCTGGGATCACAGGCACCAGCGCTCATGTGTGCCGCTACAGACGACCCTCATCCCGCGTTACATTGCGATTCTCGACCAGAACGGCTACGGTGCGTGCACTGGCAATGCTGACACCGGTGCGCTGGGCAGCGGTAGCCTGTTCGCCGCTTTCAGCAAGGCGTTCCCGAACCTGGTGCTGAATGAGTTGTTCGCCCAGGGTATGTACTCGGCGGCCGAGACCCTGGATGGCGACGGCCCGTTCCCGCCGAACGATAACGGCAGCACCGGCCCGAGCGTAGCCCAGGCGACCCTGAATTTGGGCTACATCGATAGCTACACGCACTGCTTCTCGCCGACGGACGTCCTCGATGCCCTGTCGTCCGGAAAGACGGTAATGATCGGCAGTAACTGGTACGACTCGATGGACCGCCCCGACAGTAATGGCCTAGTGACTATCAGCCCGAATGCCGCGATCCGCGGTGGGCACGAGTACCTGGCACGCGGTCTTGATGTCGATAATCGTCTCGTCAATCTGGACAACAGCTGGGGTACTTCCTACGGCATCAACGGCAGTTTCTCCTACAGCTGGGACACGCTGACGCGCCTGTTGTCGGAAACCGGCGACGGCACAATCCTGAATCCCTTGGTGTCGTGATGGCTACCACGCAATCTTTGCCAAGGGTACCACTCAGCGGATGGAAGCTACGAAAAGCCAAGTTCCGCCATTGGAGACATAACTATGCCTTGCCGTTCGCTAAGGCGAGGGCACAGCACTATGCATCCGGGATTCAGAACAACATCTATACTGTGTTCGGCCTGGTGTGTTTCTGTGCAGCTGGGTACGTACATTCCTTGTTCGCTGGCCTTATTGTTACGGGTGCGAGCTGGTTCGCGCTCGAACTGAAGACAAGGGGAACGTAATGCCTATCATCAGCGGTCTTGAATCAAGGTCAGACGAAATCAAGCAAGCGGCCAAGAACTTCGAGCTGGACAAGGTCATGGACCCCGACGCTCGGCAAATCCGCATGGCAGTTGCCCGGCTGGCTGCGGAAATGATCCAGCGAATTACTGGTGATGATGATGAGTTGATAGCCGGACTGCATGAGCTATACGATGCCGGGCAGACTTTCGTCAGAGCCAAGACTGGCGTAAGGAGATAGTGTCATGGGCTGGCTATCGAACTTGACCGGTAGGTCAAAGGTCTTGGGCCAGCTCGCAGAAATCAACCAGAAACTGGATGTGCTTATGACTCAGGGTGATGAAGTTCTCGCTGCTGCACAGCAGATCGAAGCGGACGTGGCATTGATTGGCCCCGCCCTCACAACCATCAACACCTCTCTGACCGACCTGGTCAACAAGATTGCTGCTGGCGGAACCGTCACGGTTGCCGACCTGGCTGCCTTGCAGCAGGGCGTTGCTGACCTGAACGCGGCTACCGGGAATGTCCAGGCGACGGCCACAACGGCGGCTGCCGACGACCCCGGACCCACGGCCTAATTAGGCAAACTGGAATCGTTGAAGGGATACGGTCATGGCAAGGTCAATGGTGGGTGCACTATTGAATCTTCGCCGACCTATCCCATTCAACGATCAATGGAACACTCAGGGCAACTCGCTGTACGGCTCGGGGCTCCAGGACCGCTTCACGCAGCTGCAGACAACTACCGGCCAGGGCACGCTGTACGCCATCGTCCAGCTTATCTCCACGGGCCAGGCCAAGGCCCAGTGGCGTATGTACGAGCACGCCCAGGACGGCCGGGTACGGTACAGCTCGAGTGATGTCGGCTCCGACATGCGGCGTGAGATTCTCAGGCACCAGGCGCTGCGGCTCTGGAAGCGCCCGAACCCGTTCATGTCTGGGTACATGTTCCGTGAAATCGGCTGGCAGTTCATGGAGCTGGTTGGCGAGTGGTACTGGGTTCTAAACCGTGGTCCGTCGGGGACCGGGGTGCCCATGGAAATGTGGCCCGTGCGCCCGGACCGGATGGACCCGGTCCCCGACATTAACGACTTTCTGAAGGGCTGGATCTATACCGGCCCGAATGGCGAACAGGTACCGCTGAGTACTGATGAGGTTGTCCAGCTTCGCTACCCACACCCCACCGATATCTATCGCGGGCTGTCGCCGGTGCAAGGCATTCTGGCCGATATCGATGCATCGAAGTACACGGCGCAGTGGACCAGGAACTTCTTCCTGAACTCGGCTCAGCCCGGAGGGATCGTCACCTTTGCTAAGCGCCTATCTGATCCAGAGTTCGAGGAATTCACAAATCGTTGGCGGGAGCAGCACCAGGGTGTTGCCAGGGGGCATCGTGTCGGTGTACTGGAGCAGGGAGCGACTTGGACTCCGAACACATATTCTATGCGTGAAATGGAGCTCACGGACCTCCGGCATGTCACTCGTGACCAAATACGGGAAGCGTATCGAATTCACCAGGCGATGCTCGGGGACAGCACCGACGTAAACCGCGCAAATGCGCAAACTGCCGAAGAAGTCCACGTGGCATGGCACGAAATAACCAGGCTTGAGCGTACCCGGGATACTCTTGACCAGTTCTATCTCCCCCTGTTCGGCGTTACGGCCAAGGGCGTTGAGATGGACTTCGTTGATCCGACTCCGGCTTCGGCTGCTGACGCGAATGACGAGCTTGAGGCCAAGAGCGGTGCCGTTAAGTTGTTGGTCGATGCAGGGTATGATCCGCAGGATGTCCTCCAGGTCGTCGGACTGCCACCTATGGCGTATGTTGGCAACCCGATTACTGGGGTTGGTCCCGAGCCCAAGGCCT